CTTCGAACCCGCGCGGATACCTTGGTCACGAGGAGCACGCTGCAGTCTTCGACGAGAAGCTTCGCACCGTAACGATAGCGATCGATTAATGCTCTCCTAGCCCAACTGGCAGAGGCGACGTCTTGAGGAGGCGTGTAGTGTGAGTTCAAATCTCACGGAGAGCACCAACTTGGAGCAGCCAACCGACGGGGAGTCGGGCCCGATTTGAACCCGGTGCGAGCCTTGAAGAAGGCTTAGGGATCGTAACCCTGGTGCTCCGCCAATCTTCATGGTGGCTATGGTGTAGCGGCTCTGCACGACGCACTGTGACTGCGTGGGTGCCGGTTCGACCCCGGCTAGCCACCCCAAATTTGGAGTAGACGACCGGCAGGGAGCCGGGACTGCCTCGAAAGCAGATCGAGCTGGGCGACCAGCTTTCGGATCGTAACCGAGTTACTCCGCCACACTCGGAGAGGGCAACCGGCAGGGAGTCGGCGCTCGTTGGAAGCGAGATGGGCGTTGGAAACAACGCTGGGGATCGTAACCCCGACTCTCCGCCACTCTTTGGAGAAAGAGATGTTTGTAGTATACAATAAGAAGACCGGTCTCGTCGTCGACACGAAGAAGACGATCGACGAGGCTGCTATGGAGGCTAAGAGGCGCAACAGCCTCTCGGTCAGAGACTACGCGTTCTGCTCAGAGAACACGTTCGTTCAGCATGCTAAGACTGGAGTGGGCAACTGGCGGGGAGCCAGAACGGTTTGCTAAACCGATTGTTCCAGCAATGGGATCCGATTCGAACTCGGGACACTCCGCCATTACACATGGAGATTCTTATGGTTTCAGATGAATTGCGTGACAAATTTGAGCGCGCAATGGAAGAACAACAAAAATACTTCAATGACTTGGTTGAAAATTGCGATCCTGATACCAAACTAGCAATTACCGCTTGGGTGATGCGTCATATCGTAGAACATGCGAAAAGTGGTGGATCATACCGCTATCTCATTTATACGAGATTGGGATTTGGTCCAGAGGCATACGTTCCGCTGTGTGATGATGGATTGACTATTTCAAACGAATTTAATTTGGAAGACTGAGCTATTCTCGGACAGTTACTTCACCGCTCGGAGACAACCGTGTACCGCATGGTAGAGAAGAGATTCACCAACCCGTTCATACACGAGAGCGACGAGGACAAGCCGTACAAGACGTACCTGGATCGTTACTACTCGATCTACGGACCCGTCGGCGAGCTGGTGATGGTGACTAGAGACGAGAGTCGCGCTAAGAGGTGCATCGACCGTCTCAACGAAGCGTTAGCAGCTAAGCGCGGCCTGTAGCCGCGCCGCCACTCCTGGAAGTCACCACCTAGTCGGAAACACACCCGAGAAGCAGATGCACTGCCTGGGCTCATCGATCGCCCAGTCGCGGCGCTGACGGTGTCCCATGTCGGGCTGAGACTGCGTGAATGGGCGTAGGTCAGGAAGCTTGAACGTCTGAGTATCGCCACCGTACGCCGCACCGATCACGGCGTATAGAGCCGGATAGTCCCTCACGCTCAGCGACTGTCCGTTACAGTCCATGTAGCCCTGCGGAGCGTAGTGCCCCGCGAACGTTGAGATCGTACCGACGTAGTCCTCACCGTACGACATTCCCAGCGCCTTCTTTATAGTCTTGATCATCTCGTCACTCCTTTTCTTTAAGTCCCAGCGCCATAGTCAGAGTTACTTCAATAGTACTCTAGGCTTGATAGTTCCAGACGTCATTTCTTGAATGGCGATGTCATCTTTCTTAACGTTTTTAACAGCAGCTATGTATCCACGAACAGTTGGTGAATCGTTGTTGTTCAGAAAGATCACCGAGTGCTTCTTAAAATACGCATTGTATGCAACGTCTTTATAAGCACTCAATATAGTGTCATACTCATTTGGAAATTTCTCACTGAGAGTTTTTATCTGATTGGTGCTTATCTCTGTGAGAGACGTGGATCCATCGAGTCTTCCTTTACCAGCAGGCAGAGCCAATGCTTGAGTCTTCAAGCGCCCTAACTTCTGCATTATGTCGACTATCGGTATTGTTCCACCGAGCTTGAATCCATAAGCATACGCATCATCTCTAGCAATCTTTGCTGCTTTAACTTCATAAGCACTACCTCCAATTATGATAACGTCTTCACCAGCAGACCCTCCGCCGCCTAGTGCAGCTTTGTTAATCAAAAAGTACAGCATGACTTCACCAGGACCAATTCCCTTAGGCTGCATACCGTACAATAGGTCGAACTGAAACTTATAGGCCGACTTTAAGTGGCTTATGATCTTGTTTATCCTAGCCACGTCCAGAGCGTCAGGAGGCGGCCAGTGATTGGACTGCCTTAAGTCTGGAAAGTAGTACTGAAGGAATAAGTGCTGAATCTCTTTCTTATAGAACCGTTTCATCTCAAAGTCGCTAGCTTTAACGTTGAACCTTGGGATTGCAGTCTGTCCTAGGACTCTTCTTAGAAATTCATCGTCTAGACTCTCAGTAGCCATAACTTACTTCACTCCCATTCCACGCCGGACCGCATGGTACATCTCTGACGAGTGCTTGTCTGACATAGACGACGGCGTGCCCTTCTTAAAGTCTCCGATGTTTCCTGAAGCCGCGTGGGCGCGCATCTTCGATGCCGACATACCCGTCGCTCCCTCTGCGTCCGGATCGCGCTCACCGGCGCTGTGCACCTGTATGTGCTTGAAGTTCCAGTGATCGGGCTTGCCGTTGTACTTATGAACGATGTCGTGGTAGTCCTTGACTCTGTCGCTGCCGGCCACCATGTGCAGGTCTGTGTATCCCGCAGCGTGAAGTCGCTTCAGGTGGTGCACGAATGTCGGTTCTTCGCTTGACGCCACAGATATGTTAGTCTTAGGAAATGCCCGACGAGCGTGCTTCAGCTTCTCCTCGGCGGACAGTGGATTCTTCTTCGCGTCTTGGCTGTGAGACAGCACGACCTCGTGGTGCGCGCCGTGCCTCTTAGCCAGCTCATGGACTTTATCGACTAGCACCTGGTGGCCGGCCGTCGGTGGGTTCATTCGACCAAACGCGAACACGACGGGCTTGCGAGTCTCAGCCTCCGCCAGGTACGTCTTGAACTTAATCACCGGCTGCGTCCCGTCAAGTTGCGCCGGCTGAACTCGGAGCGGTCGACCAGCTTGCTCGGCGTACCGTGGTGCACGACGTATCCCTCTGGGTTGGCCTTCTCTCCTCGGTGCGTGTGCTCGAAGTCGGTGCTCTTGTTCAGCGCGTGGACGAGAACGTTCTTAGCGCGCTGTAGGTGCCCGTGCATGGCCAGGAGGTTGTCATAGTGCTTAGCGTTCGCTCGAATGTGCGAGACATGCGCCTTGCGCTCAGCATCGACGGCGTCTCTCTTAGCCTGCGTCTTGTATCTCTCGCGCAGCTTCGCGTGCTTCTCACTGACGAAGTTGGAGAAACCTCTAGACGTAGGCTTCTCACTCGTACGAACGGTGTGGTTGACGTACGTCTCTAAGTGTCCGCCGGCACCTGAGTGTCGCTCAGTCGCAGGATACATCTCTCTGCCGTGGGCGTCGTGAATCTTCTTCGCGGCGGCCATGTGGTGGTGGAACTCGTCCTGCTTCTTCTTGTCGTAGTCCGCGCGGCTCGTGTCGGTGCGTGGATCTACGTGGTACACGTCGTGCGAGTGCTTAAAGTTCTCATGGTCGACGTCGTGGTGAGCGCTCATGTCGGCGACGTCGGACCCGTGGTACTTGAGGTGAGTCACGACGCCGATCTTCGACCGCCCGATCTTCTCAGCCTCTCTCCCATGCGCGGTGTACGTCAAGCCCGACGGGTTTGGATTGAACGATACCTTAGCCATGCTTGAGGTCTCCGTGGCTGTACATCATGTCGCCCTGGTACACACCCTTCTTAGGCGCGACTCTAGACAGGTTGTCTAGCGCGTCCTTCAGCTTCGACACGAGGCCCGGTGCGTGGCCGTGGTTCTTCTCGATGTCGGCGTGAGTGTAGTTGATCTTAGGATTCTTATTGAAGGCGCTCTTGGTCGCCACGAAGAACTTACCCGTCTTGGGGTGGTGTCCGTAGACTATGGCCGGCGACCCGTCGTACTTTGTCGTCAGCTCGGAGTTGTGGCGCTTCTCAGCGACGTGCCGATGAGCATGCATGAGAGTGTCGTACGCGTGCTGGAACCCAGATGAGCCTCTCTGTATCGGATGGTCCTCGACGTGAGTCAGGTGCGTGACCTGTACCGGCTCGTTCTCCTCGACGATGTAGCTTTTGAACCCGACCAGCATGTTTCCTCCTGAGCTCGCTGGAGTATTTATAAATAGAGCAGATGGAGGTGTCAATGAGAACGCTTCGCATCGGCCTACTCTCACATGTTTTGGTATTGTTCTGTGGCGGTGCTTCGGCCGACACGCAGACATTCAGCTTCAGGAGCCCAGCCTTCACGGGACAGGGCTACTCCTCTCACGTCGCGACCGTAGAGACTATGGAGAAGCAGCGGCGCGATAAGATCAAGTCGGACAGAGAGGCCGAGGAGGCGGCGCGCCTTCGAGCTGAGGACAACACCAACCTCAGCAAGTTCATGAAGAACGTAGAGGCTAGAATCTACGCGCAGCTGAGTAAGCAGCTCACCGACGCGCTGTTCAGCGAGGGTGCGTCCGACCGCGGCACCGTCACTCTCGACGGCAACACTATATCGTACGTCAAGACGTCGACTGACATCACTCTGACCATCATCAAGTCTGACGGTCAGACTATAACCATGACGGTGCCCATCGGTCAGTTCTCGTTCTGATGCGCGTCCCACTCATCCTCGCGATCCTCGCGATGACGCTCCTACTGGAGTCGTGCACGTCGCTTCCCGAGCTTTCTCCGTCGAGCGCGGAGCCCGTCGCACCTCAGAGAGAGCTGGAGAACGTTCCCGGCCTAGATGGACCGGCGATCGTCGCCGCCGTGTACTCGTTCACGGACAAGACGGGACAGCGGCGCCCAAGCGACACTATCGCTCACATCAGCACCGCAGTGACTCAGGGTGGCGAGGCGTTCCTCATCAAGGCGCTCAGAGACGTCGGCGGCGGTCAGTGGTTCCGAGTGGTCGAGCGCGTCGGTCTGGACAACCTCATCAAGGAGCGGCAGCTCATACGATCCACTCGAGACGCGTTCGAGGGAGAGGCCGCGAAGGAGCTGAGGCCCATGATGTTCGCAGGCGTCATATTCGAGGGCGGCATCATTGGGTACGACACGAACACTCTCACGGGTGGAGCCGGAGCGAGGTACCTAGGCATAGGCGCCGACACTCAGTACAGGCAGGACGTGGTCACCGTCACTCTCAGGATGGTGAGCGTGCAGACCGGCGAGATACTGCTTTCGACCACGGTTCAGAAGACTGTGGCGAGCACGCGCACACAGGCCGGCATGTTTAAGTTCTTCGACGTCGGAACGCGGGCAGTGGAGGCAGAGGCCGGACTGTCCGTCAACGAGCCGGCCAGCTACGCGGTGCGCACCGCGATCGAGAAGTGCGTGGCGGAGATCATTAGGGAGGGCGAGAGAAAGAAGATCTGGAAGTTCAAGGAGAAGACTAATGTCGAATAGACTGTGGGTATCGCTCATGGTCGCTATGACGATTGCGAGCGCTTCGGCACGAGCCGACAGCGTGATATACATCGATCAGACGGGAGACGACTTCGCTCTGACTGCGACGCAGATCGGAGACGGAAACTCCATGGGTACGGCTCAGGCCGACCTGCAGTTCTACGGTGACGGAAACACCGTTACGCTGTATCAGTCTGGAGACAACAACACGATCGCCGCAGTCGTGTCTGGAGACAACAACACGGTCGACCTCAAGCAGGTCGGCGCAGGAAACTCAACGACTCTCACGTGCAGCACTCCGGGCGCGTGCGGAGGCAACCAGCTCACGCTGTGGTTCACCGGCGACGACAACGTCGGGACCGTCACCGTGACGAACAGCAACAACACTCTCACGGCCGAGGTCACCGGAGATAACAACACCGCTACGATCGCGATGGGCGCGCCGGGTGGCATCATCAACCTGACGGCTGTGGGAAGCGGCAACGCGTTCACGCTGTCGCAGTCAGGAAGCCCAGCTACCGGTCACAGCATCGCGATCGACCACACGGGCGACACCGGCACGTTCAGCGTGACGCAGACTGGAAGCGTGACGAAGGTCGTGTCGCTGACTACAGTGGGACTGAATGTATCGGTCACTGTCAGTCAGTCTGATTAGCGCGGCGCTCCTAGCGAGTGCGGTCTCGGCCGAGCCCATAGGAGAGTTCACCGAGCTCACCGGTCCCGCTCGAGTCGACAAGAAGCGAGGCGGGACCGAGGAGGCGTCTCGAGGAACGAGCGTCGAGTCGTACGACACCGTCCGCACCGCCGGGTCTCGAGCCACCATATCGTTCGTGGATAAGACTCGAGTGTCGGTGACCGAGAACAGCAAGCTCGTCATCGACGAGTACGTGTACGACTCAGCGACGAGCTCGGGAAAGATGGCGATGAGAGTGGCGCTCGGCACCGTCAGGTACGCCTCGGGAGCGATAGCCAAGAGCGACAACCGAAGCATGGACATCAAGACGCCGACGGCGACGATCGGCGTGAGAGGCACTGAGTTCTCGTCGTCGGTCGACGAGATGGGGCGAAGCCTGGTCGTTCTTCTTCCGAGCGCCGACGGCAGGACCGGCGCCGTAGTGGTCGAGACCGACGCGGGAAGCGTGTACCTGGACCAGCCGTACCAAGCGACGTACGTGCAGTCTTCGGTCGCCGACCCGTCTCCACCCGTGGTCATCGAGGTCGGCGAGGCGAGGCAGGTGGACGGAAGCGTCCTGCTGTCGAACCCAGTGCTGACTCGAGCCGAGGCGTCTCTGTGGAGGACCGACCTAGACGGAGACGCTCTGGCGTTCAGCGACCTGACGTTCAGCGAGCTGGACGCCGACCTCCTGGCCGTCGCAGAGGTCGATCCACTGGCCGTGGCCGAGGCGACGACTCGAGAGCCGGTCAAGAAGACCGAGCCCGTCGTCGTCTTAAGCGAAGCGAACGGAAAGACGTTCCGCGCTCGACTAAATAGAGAGTTGACGTACGCGGTCAGTCTGGAGCAGGGCGGCGGGCAGCTTCCCACCATATACGTTCGAGACCCATCGAGTAGCGTCGAGCCGAAGAGTAGGATCGTGATAGTCCAGAGGTGACGCATGTACAGACTGATCGTCGTCGGAGTCGTAGCCGCACTCGCCCTCCTGAGGTGGCACGACCCCTGGCTCGTCGAGACGGCTCGTCTCAAGACGTTCGACTACTACCAGCTGTCGGCCGAGAGGACTAAGTCCGACTTATTCTCGATCGTCGAGATCGACAACGACGACGTCGACCGAGTGGGACAGTGGCCCTGGCCTCGCATAGAAGTGGCCGCGGCCGTCGAGCGAATGTACGGAGCCGGAGCTGCGCTCGTCGTCCTTCCAATGGTGTTCTCCGAGCCAGACAGGCAGGGCGGAGACGCGATCCTGGCCGACGTCCTGCCCGGAGCCGTCGTGGCTCAGGCTCCCTCCAACAGAACCTCCAGGAGGCTTGGAACTCAGCGAGGAGTCGCAGTCGTCGGCGGAGACGCTACTCTCTGGCTGGAGCAGTACGCCGGCGTGGTGCAGCCCCTCGAAGTCCACGCCTCGGCCGCCGCGGGAGTCGGAGTCGTCGCGGCCTCGCCCGAGATCGACGGCGTGGTTCGACGAGTCCCCCTGGCCGTGGCTGTGGCCGGCGAGCTGTACCCGTCTCTGGCTCTGGAGACTCTTCGAGTCATGGCCGGAGACGTCAGCTACCAGGCGAGAGTCACCGAGGCCGGCATCGACTCTCGCGGGCGAGTCTGGATAAGGTACGACAGAGAGTTCGACACGTCGACCTACTCGGAGATGAGAGACCTGTCCGGCAGAGTCGCGATCCTGACGGTGTCCGCCGAGGGCGCCGCCACGAACGCTCCGACGCCGTACGGACTGCGAAACATAGCCGAGGTCCAGGCCTCGCTGCTGTCGACTCTGACGGACGGAACGGCTCTGTCGAGGCCCGACTGGGCGGACCTGGCCGAGGTGGCGCTGGTTGCGGCGGCCGGGCTGGCGGCAGCGGCCCTGGCCTCGCTCCTCTCGGTGTACTGGACTCTCCCGGCGGTCGCCGCCCTGGCCGGAGGCATCGTCTGGGCCGGGTTCGCGGCCTACGAGTCGGCGGTCCTTCTGGACTGGTCGTACGCCCTGGCGTCGACTCTTCTGGTGGCTCTGGGAGCCATCTTTCGAAACTTCATACGCGAGTACCTGCAGAAGCTGCAGATCAAGCGTCAGTTCGGGTCGTACCTGTCTCCGGCCATGGTCGAGCGGCTGTCTCGAGACCCGTCTCTACTGAGGCTCGGCGGCGAGGAGCGAGAGCTGTCGATCATGTTCACCGACGTGAGAGGCTTCACCGCCATATCCGAGCACTACGGAAGCGACGTCCAGGGACTGACGAGAGTCATGAACGCGTACATGACGGCCATGACCGCGCCCATACTGCGGCACGACGGCACTCTCGACAAGTACATCGGAGACGCGCAGATGGCGTTCTGGAACGCTCCGCTGGACGACGAGCAGCACGCCAAGCGGGCTGTGGCGGCCGGACTGGACATGCTGGCCGCTCTCGACGAGTTCAACGAGCGTATATCCGCAGAGGGCGTCCCGCCGTTCGGCATGGGCCTGGGCATCAACACCGGTCGAGTCGTGGTCGGAAACATGGGGTCGGTCCAGCGGTTCGACTACACCTGCCTGGGAGACTCCGTCAACCTCGCCAGTCGGCTGGAGGGCCAGTCCAAGCCGTACGGAGTGGCGATGGTGATCGGCCCGCAGACTCAGAGTCTCGTCTGCGACGAGTACGCGACTCTTCAGCTGGACCGCATCGCCGTCAAGGGTAAGCGAGAGGGAGTCGACGTCTACACCGTCCTCGGCCGCTACGACGACCTCCACGGTACGACGGACTACGCCCTTCTGGAGCGCGCTCACGAGAAGATGCTGGAGCTGTACTGGGCTCGCTCGTTCGAGACGGCCGCGCGGTTCTGTCGAGACTGCACCGGGCTGCTCGGCGGGCGAATGGACGAGTACTACCGGCGAATGGCCGAGCGGTGCGACGAGTACTCGAGAGACCCGCCGGGCGCCGACTGGGACGGCGTCTACAGAGCCACCAGCAAGTAGTCAGCGAGTCCAGAGGAAGGCGATCATGCCCAGGGCGGGAGCCAGCAGGATCGCTCCGACGGCGATCCCCAGCCCCCAGGCGGCCAGAACGTCCGCGGCCGTGTAGAGCCGGTCTCCGACCTGCCTACTCAGGAGCCGACAGTCTTCCGGACTCACTTCGAACCTCTCGCATCATGAGCACGATGTTTATCTTCTGGTTCAGGCGTATCAGGTCGTTGTCGAGCATTCGTATACGGTCGATCAGCGCGATCAGGACCGTGTTGGCCTCGCTGAGTACCGGCTTGACCTCCTGCGTCGCCCACTTCCAGACGTAGAACACGAAGTACCCCATGCCGCCGGCAGCGACGATGGGAAACCCATACTTGTTTATGAGACCGACTACCTCCTCCATGACTCAGTCCTTTCTGGCGTCGTCCTTGCCGTCGGCTCGAGAGATGCGATCGATGTCCGGCTTCACGCCCAGGGCGGACGATACCAGAGTGTCGATGCGTATGATGTCGTGGTTCATGGTCTTGATTCGATTGTCCAGAGCAGTGATGATTCCGCTCAGTCCGCGGATCGAGCCCTTGACGCCTTCTAGAATGAACTTCAGAGTGAGAAAGACGAAGTATCCGGCGGCCACAGCGGCTGCGATCGGAAAACCAACCTCGGCGACTAGCTTAAAGAATGCGTCCAACGCGCCCTCTCTGCGATGCTACCATACCGAGAGAGTCACTCTGCTTATTTATCGTAATACGAGCGGTCTCTCGAGAACGCGTTAGAGTATGGAATCGGCCGAGACGGAGGAGATCTAAGTTGACAAGAAGCTGTACGGAGTGTATAATGTGTATATGGCTATGGTAATCATAAAGATGCGCTCTCCGGCTCTCTTCGGCCGCGGCTGGGACGAGGAGACCTTCACTGGCGAGGTCGTGCCGAACTTTAAGTGGCTGTCGGACGCTCGAGTGTGCCTCACCACCGGAAATCCGAGCTTTCCCGTACGAGTGCTGGAGAAGCGGTGGATCACTAGTGTAGACGGTGTAGAGACGTCTCCGCCGCCTCCGAAGCGCGCTGGAGTGCGCCGAGTCTCCGGGTCTCGAGGAGACGTGTATACTGTGTCGACTGACGAAGAAGGTGTGGCGACCTGCACCTGCAAGGGGTTTGTGTATCGACGAAATTGCCGACATGTGTCGGAGTGTGGCGATGCGCAGCGCTGAGAAGTACGTATACGCGTGGATATACCGCCCCTCGCGGTGCGACTGGGTGCGCGCCTACGTCACTCTGAGAGAGGCTCTGATCATGCAGCAGCCCGGGCTGGTACCTCCGCCCGGGCACACTAAGTCTAACGAGGGCGTGTAGTTCAATGGCAGAACGCGGTGCTCATAACGCTGTTGTCGGGGGTTCGATTCCCTCCGCGCCCACCACCATTCGTCGATGGGGCTATGCGTCGCCAGTCGACTCCGCGTAGTCGAGTTGGTCGAGCAGGTCCTCGATCGCTGCGGACTCCGTCGGACCGTAGCCGATCGGGTCGCCTCCCTCGTAGTCCGTGGTGTACGCCGCCCAGTCGTAGTCGCGAGTCGGGACGGGCGGGTTCTGGTAACTAGTGACGATCTTGTGTCGCATGTGTTAGTTCCCCTTCTTGCAGCAGGTGACCAGAGCGAGTTCCTTCCAACCCTTCGGACTGACTGCCATCAGGTCGGCCAACTTGACGACCATGCGGAGGCTGAGTTCGCGGAGGCGAGTGTGGTTTGTGTCGAGGAACTCGAGGAGTTCGGTACGCTGAGCGGGAGTCGTGTCGCTGTCGTCCAGCATCCCGTCGGCGACCACCTGGCGGATGCGCGCGAGGTACTCAGCGGGAGTCTTGAGTGCCAGGTCGACGTAGTGACTGCGGCTGATCATCGCCTCGAAGTGTGGAGCGAGGCGGCCGCCCTTGGCGACGACCGAGTCGAAGTCGTAGTTGGTCAGGAACACGACCGAACCCTTGAACTCGAAGGAGCGGGGGAGACGGTCGCCACCCTCGTCCTCCATCCGAGTCTCCGCCAGCCACGACAGGCGGCGGGCGCGAGTCGAGTCGCAGGCGGCCTTGAGAATGTTCAGACTGACGTCGTCGAAGAAGATCGAGTCGGCGTCGTCGAACACCACGACGTGTCCGGCCTCGCGGTGTTCGTACAGAGTCTTGTAAAGGCCGGTGGGACGGACGAAACCCTTCACCACGGCGTACCGCGACTCGTCGAGGTCGGCCAGGGACTGCAGGACGCCGTGGGACTTGCCGACGCCGGGGGGACCGGAGACGATGACCGCCCGGTTCTTACCTTCGACCGTGGCGTCGACCATGCGGTCCATGACGCGGAACCGAGCGGCGACGCGTTCGGACGTCTCCTCCGGAGTCTCGACCGGAGCAGCTGCGGCAGCAGCGGCGACTCCCTTGAGGCGCCACTGGCCGCGACCCTCGCTGACGTGCTGCTTGAAGAACCAGTGCGGACGCGGCAGACCGAGTTCGACGGCGGCAGAGAAGACCTGCGCGTTGGATACGACGGCACCCTGGCCGTAGCGAGTGGCGAGGTGCGAGAGGAGTGTCTGTTCAGTCACGTTTTCGTTTCCATTTCCGTTTCTCATAGTCATAGTATACGCCACGGCCACGGCCATTGTATATAGAAAACTTTAGCAATTTTATGACTTTGTCGAGCTCATCTATGAAACAAAATTACTCAAGTTTTCCATATACAATGGCCGCGGCCGTGGCGTATACTAGCAATATGGAAACGAACAACGGAACTGCAATGACTGCCTTCACGCCGACCCAGCGCGCCGCCACTCGCGCGATTCGCAATGCCCTCGGAACTCACGTCGACTCCTGCGCTTCGAAGCAGAACGGCAACGTCATCGTTCGCCGGACCTTCTTCTATCGCCACGGCGTCGACGCAGCGATGTTTCGAGACCACGTGGTCGGATGCCTGACCAAGGCCGACGTCAAGGCCACCGTGATCGACTTCGGTGAACACTGGGCGCCGTTCAATGGCGGGGCGCGCATCTCTCGAGACAGCCACTGGTGGGTCGAACTGAAGCCGGCCGCCTAAAAGCAACAAAATTTCTCAAAAAGTCGGTTGACAATCCGACTCGGCTGTCGTATACTAGCAATATGGAAACGATCAAGGGAACGGCAATGAAACGGTCTTCTTCCTATGAGTTCACCGTCAGCACCGCCGATCATAAGAGCATCGACATTCTTCGTCGATATGCCCGAGCGACCAACATTCTTCGAAGCGGCACCGACGACGATCGGCGCCTTCGAGTGAAGGTCCGCCCCCGCCTGGGACGGAACAATCCCAATGCCCACCTCTATGCCAAAGGCGGCCCGCTCTACCGCTGGAGCAGCATGAACATTCGCAAGGAGCACGGCACGCGGTTCGACGTCTACCTCTATGATGAGATCGATTGGACCAAGCGCCTCGCTCGCCGGGCTGCTGCTGAAGCCGCCACTGCCACCGTCTCGGTCAAGAAGCCGGCTCTCATCGTCGATCCGGCCTTCTAAAAAAGTCGGTTGACAATCCAACTCGCCAATGGTATATTGGCAATATGGAAACGATCAAGGAAGCAAACGTGACCACGCAGACTGCTCTCAAGGACGTCCTCGAGTTCGTCGCGACTCGCGCCGGCACTCACGACCTGAACGCCATCGTCGACATCCTCAAGATGCGGCGCAACGCGCTCTCGTACCAGGCCCTGGCGAAGTTCCGCCGCGGCGACCGAGTGGCCTTCAAGGGTCGGTCCGGCCAGACGATCTCTGGTACGGTCGAGCGCGTCATGCAGAAGAACGTTCGCGTCAAGTCGGACGGCGGCGGGACGTGGCGCGTTCCGGCCCACATGCTGTCGGCCGCCTGAGCCACAAAAAAGTCGGTTGACATCCAAACCAAACTGTCGTAGATTGAACCATACCAACCACCAATCAGGAGTACCGCATATGACTACCACCACCACCCCCGTCGTCATGAACGAGTTCGGCTTCGTCCTCAAGCAGCCGAAGAAGGCTGCTGCCAAGGCTCCGAAGGCCGCTAAGGCGCCTAAGGCTCCGAAGGCCGCCAAGGCTCCGAAGGCTCCTCGCGTGACCAAGATGACTCGCGCGATCGACGTCTTCCGCGCCAACAAGGCGCTCCCGCTCAAGGACGTCCAGGCCAAGATCGCGGCCGAGCTCGGCGTCGCCTTCGAGCGTGCGTACGGGTACGTCCGCACCATCGTCAACCAGAAGCTGGCTGACTGATGGGCTGTTAATTCGGGGCGGGTTTCTGCTCGTCCCGAATTAGCAATAAAATTGCCCAAACACCGGTTGACATTCCAACTCGCCAATGGTATATTAGCAATATGGAAACGATCAAGGGTATCGCGATGACCATCGTTCCGTCGGTGAATTTCACGTATACCGCGAAGAAGAAATGTCTGGTTACGGAAGAGTCGAGCCTCAAGCCGTATTTTCCGTACGGTACGCCCGGAGAGTTCAGCATTCAATCGATACGTACTGGCCGAGTTGAGTCGTTCTATTTCGGCGGGTACATTCGTACGAATGATCTGGACGATGAGATCGTGGCCACGGTATACGTACCGCGATCGCCCAATCTTCGAGCGCTGGGTCTAAAAGTTCACATCGTTAACACCTAAAAAGAGCTGTTGACAATACAGCCAAACTGTCGTAGAATGTAAATCTAACGTCGTCAATCACCAACTCAAGGAGTTCGTCATGAAGGTGCTCACCACTGTTAAGGAAGTCGAGAACGAGGGTCTGATGTCGCTCATCGGCGAGCGCGTCACGCTGTTCTGCGGCGTCTACATCTATACCGGCAAGCTCATCGGCGTCAACGACTCGTGCGTGAAGCTCGAGGACGCGGGCGTCGTGTTCGAGACCGGTGCGTTCAACACCAAGGACTGGAAGGACTGCCAGAAGCTTCCGAACGGCTGGTACGTTCAGACCTCCGCGATCGAGTCGTTCGGCGTCCTGAAGTAGTCGGAGCCGGGCTCGTCGATCGCCGGCGGGCCCGCTTCTCACTGCTCTCACGGAGGCTCAAGTGATCACTAAGCGTACCAGGTGTCGTCGCCGGACTGGGTCTGGATCTGAGTCTTGGTCTTGGTCTCGGTCTGGGTCTCAGTCTCGGTCTCGGTCTTGGTCTTGGTCTGGGTCTCGGTCTCGGTCTGGGTCTTGGTCTCGGTCTGGAAGTACCCCATGATCGCTAAGCGTTCCAAGTGGCGTCACCGGTCTGGGTCTGGGTCTCGGTCTCGGTCTCTGTCTTGGTCTGGGTCTCAGTCTTGGTCTTGGTCTCGGTCTCGGTCTTGGTCTTGGTCTGGGTCTCGGTCTCGGTCTTGGTCTCTGTCTGGGTCTGGGTCTGAGTCTTGGTCTGGGTCTGAGTCTCAGTCTTGGTCTGGGTCTCGGTCTGAGTCTGGAAGTACCTCATGATCACTAAGCGTTCCAGGTGGCGTCGCTTGCCTTGGTCTCGGTCTCGGGCTGAGTCTGGGTCTGGGTCTGGGTCTGGGTCTCAGTCTTGGTCTGGGTCTGGGTCTCGGTCTGACTCTGGGTCTCGGTCTGAGTCTCGGTTTCTGTCTGACTCTGGGTCTCGGTCTTGGCCTGAGTCTTGGTCTGGGAGAACCTCATGATCACTAAGCGTTCCAGGTGGTGTCGGCGGTCTCGGTCTGGATCTGAGTCTTGGTCTCAGTCTTGGTCTCGGTCTGGGTCTCTGTCTGAGTCTGGGTCTGGGTCTCGGTCTTGGTCTTGGTCTGGGTCTCAGACTCGGTCTTGGTCTTGGTCTGGAAGCATCCCATGATCACTAAGCGTACCAAGTGGCGTCGCGGGTCTGGGTCTCAGTCTGGGTCTCGGTCTCGGTCTTGGTCTCAGTCTTGGTCTTGGTCTGAGTCTCGGTCTGGGTCTGAGTCTTGGTCTCAGTCTT